AAAAGTCTTTACTTGTTTTTCGGCAAGACCTAAATTTTTGCTAAATTCTGCACTATCTAAGCCTAATACAACGCCTAACCTTGAAATNAGTGCCATAGTTATTCCTTTTTAAACTTNTCCATACTAAAGCCTTGCGCCTGCGTCATAAAAGTTAATAATGCATCACTAGGNTTTGATTCTACATCNCGGTACATATAGGCATAGTTGCTACCTAGTATAGACTTTAAATCGTATGCAGATGTNTTAGGTGAGCGTATGTAATTAAATATCCCAGTTGTTAATGCACCAAGTATTTTTATAATTCCATAATTCCCTAATGCGCCATCCGAATACATAACTACAATATCATTCATTGTATTTTCGTCCAGGCTATCAATATATTCTTTTGTATGTCCATTAAAGAGCATCGCCGCTCTTGCTTGCGCCTTTAATGAACTTGTTACTTTCCCCGAATATCGCTATAACTTGGATAAATACATTCTAAGATTTTATCTACAATTCGAAATTGCACTTCTTGATTTGGGAATTCTTCCTGAATATCAGAATATTCAATATCATCTAAAGTATTGTTATTTTCATCTAACAACAAAGCTATTAGCTTTGTAATCCGATGTTTAACTTGTACTTCTATTTTTGCTGTTTCCCTCATAGATTTGCCATCAACAATAATGTCATTATCTACAAATTGTATGTTCTCGTTTTCTTTATCTTTTAATTCAATTAGTTCAGACGTAATTCTTGCGTATGTTTCGTCTATTAATTTTTCGTCTGGGTTAAGAATAAACTTTTGCATTTCATCCATATAACCTACAGAAGGTACTTTCATTTTAAAGGTATGGTCACCTAATACAAAAGTTTTCGTAAAAATAGATGTTTTATTTTCTTGATACTTCTGCCCTAACCTACTGCTAATTTTGCTCATGTCTTACTCCTATTTTGTTTTGCAATAAACCTGCTCATGCGCTCGTTTAGAATTTCTCCTAATCTTCTGGCTACGTTTTGCGCTTCGCTTTCAAGCGCACTTCTTAAAAACGGTCTTGCCGCTACTTTAGATGTTCCAAACTCCATAGCAACAATACGTGCATCATACGCTACACCTTTTTCTGCGTAAAATTTACGCCTTGCCCGTTTTAATTCTTTATATGCATCCTTTTTTTGCGCAGAGTTTTTTGGCGCATTAATATAGCTATGCTTTAAATCAATATTTTCCTCGTCAAATTGTGTTTTTAGTTTTTTAGGAATAGCCTTACTTGATACAACCGCAATAACAACATCTGTAGCTGATACATACAAAGATTTTCTATCTCTGCTAGTTGGGCGGCGGGCTGTAATTCCTAAAGACTTTACAAGCAACCCTGTGTCACCTACTGGGGCTGTTGCTTGCGCTTTATTTAATACGGGTTGCATAGCTTCTTTAACGGCGGGCTGTAGAATTTTTGATATTGCGCCTTTATCGCCAATCTCTTTTGCGAGTTCTCTAAAAACGTCTAACGTTTCTTGCATCCCCGTAATTTCAAGTTTGGTTGTTTCACGCATAATTAATTAAACTTAATAAATGATTTATATATTTCGTTGTTTAATTCAACAACATAATCGACTACTTCTTTAGGCGTTAATTTATCGGCGTGCATAGCGGCAATTTGATGGGCTAAATTAATCCCAGTAATACGCTGTTGTGGGAATCCAAACCAGTTCTTTTGCCCACTATCCATTTGAATTAATAAATAGTTTAGCAAATCATTATTATTTTTAATTTCCATTATCTTGTCCTGTAAGAAAAAAAGCCCCGTAGGGCTTTTTGTTATACGTTATTTGACCAACCAAACTGATTCCCGCGAGGGTGTATAGTAAAGTTGCATTTAGCTTCTGCACCAACAGACGAATCAATTTGAAAGTTGCCTACTCGACCATTAAAAGCATAGTAAACAATATTTGTGCCGTCAGTTGCCGCAATAACAAAAGTACGGTCAACAGTACCGTTGTATGCATCGCCACGAATAAGCAACAAGTTTGCATCCGCAGGATTCCATGCCGCAGTTATTGACATAGATGTAGGTGCATTTTGTACAGGGATTTTATCGCCTTGACGTGAGCCAGCTACGCCAAACGATGCAACAGCGTCATCCATACCAAACGCAGGGATATTTTCTACGGGTACTGCATTAGCCGAAATTGCAATAGTAGAAATGCTTCCTACCGTGCTTAATGCAGAAGTCGCTAATGGTGTAGGTGAGGCTGACGGTTGCATATATAGCGTTGCAGAAAAGCCAGGTAATACTTTATTTGGGAGTGCCATAATATCAGTCCTTTATGCTAAAAATTAAAAAATACTATCTTATGCAGGAATATCTAACGTGCAATCCATAAAGATATTGTGTAACCCGATTGTATTGTCATATCCATTATATAGCCATACTACATCTGCTTTGGCTATATTAAAACCCGTTACTCCGCCAAACTGACCTGAATAGCCATGCAAGGCTTGTATAACCGTGTTACTTAAATCAAATGCATCCTGCATATTAATTGCAAACACGCTTATTTGAAACGTAGGTCTATCTATTCCTTTGTTACTTTGATAGATGCCTGTATATACATCTTGATGCACGTTTCGTAGTTGCCATGTTATAAACTTTGGTTCTGTTGCAAAGTTTCGATTAAAGTTTGCATATACAGGAACTGGCGTAACAATACTTGCTAGTTGTAGCTGTATCGCTTTTGCGTAATCGCTTACATTGTTTTGCTGTGCCATTTTAAGCCTCTGTTTCAGGGTCAGAACGATAGCACATTAATGTTACGCTCATTCTGTCATTAGCCTCTAGGCAATCTGTAATCCGCCATTCCTCGCCACGCCATGTAACGCTATATTTTTCTTGATTATCAACAATAGTACGCATATTAGGCGTGTAATTAAATGTCATGCCAATTAAATCTTGATAGATGCGATACCGTTCCATAATTGCAACGGAATTTCGCACATCTTTTATTAACGGGCGACCAGTAAACCATCTAACAGATGTTGTTGTATATTCCCCAAACGCATTAACGCCAAACGTTAAGTTGTTAATATCAACATTCTCGTAGCGTTTAATTGCCATTACATTACCAATTCTTTATATGGGCGTAGTAAAGCATCAACGCCATAAGGAATTCTGCTTAAACCGCCAGCAACAGTTTCGCTTCTGTTGTTATATAAATGCGTTAAAAGTAATAGTGCCGCTTGTTTAATTACAGGGTATTGCGCCAAGATGCTTGCATTAATCGTATAGTCACATACTACAGGCGATGTTATGTTTGTATTTAAGTCTGTCGGCAAGTTATTTAATACAACTTTATTTCCTGTAACGTCATAAAAATATGTACTTTGCGCAACCGTAGTTAATACATTACTTAGATTGTAATATCTAACGCTATTAATTGTTACGCCGCTTTGCGATACTTCTGGCAAATCTAAAGTTAATGGCGTGCCATATAAAGCAGATGAACCGTAATAAACACGATATGTAATTGGNAAAACAGGCACGCCTAAATAGTCCTCAATCGCCATTCGCACAGCTACTTCAAGCCCTTCTAAATATGGGTCTTGTGATTCATCGCCAAATAGATTTAANTGGTTTGTTATTTCGTCTAATGTAAGCCAATTAGTCGCTAAATCCCGCGTAACTTGAATAAACTTGTCATAGTTAAAGGGGTTGCGAGTTGGCGCATAATTAACTACACCGTCACCAACGTTATTAACTGGCATAATTAAACACCTTTCAAGAATACGCCTGCAAATGGGTTGCGAATACTCGATGCCATACGTTTTTCTGCATAAAGCGTTACAAAGCCTGCTTGAGTTTCCTCGTATGCTTTAATCGTCATTTCTTCTGTATCTGCAATCGTTACAAAGCAATCCCAACAAGCTAATACTAGCGTTACATTGCCCGCGCCAATTTCTGCCATGTATGGGTTAGGAATAACAGGGAAACCAAAGACAAAACCTACCGCCGCGCCTTCTGAATTGCCAGCCTCTACAAACATAGGCGAACCGCCAGTTGTAGATTTTAATTTACGCAAAGCTTGTATAGTTGACGGATGCGCATGAAAAGCTGTTGTTTCATAATTCCAATATTGAGGTGGCAACGCTTTAGTTAAATTAGCAACATCATCATAGGCAATAGTTGCCGCCGCTTGATTTACAGCTAACACGGTATGTAATCCGTTAGTAATTGCCGCGCCGCTTGTGCCGTATGCCGCCGCGCTTGTGCTAGTTGGGTAAGCAAAAACCCCGCGCAAACCACTTTCTGCGCCAGTAGAATTTGTTGTTGAACCTGTTTGGTCATTATTTAAAGCCATAGATTGCGCTTCTAACTGACTAAACTCCATATACAAGTCATCTACAATAGATGGCTCTAAATTATTAACGTCACTTAATACTGCACTTCTTACTGGTAGCTGTGCTGACAAAACACGAACTGGCAGTTGCCAAAACGTAGTATTAATATTAGGCGAACCGCTATTTGGGCTTACTGTATAACCCCAAGGGTCTGTTGAATTTGCCGCATTACCAGTCTTAGCTACAAACTGTACGTCAGAACCTTCTGCTTTAATTTGTCTACTATTTAAGCGGAATGGGTTGTAATAACGAGTTGCCGCAAACGCATCATCAAAATATGTACGACCACCTTTACCTGAACCACTTCCAGTAATGGCAGATGCTTCATTAATTACTTCTGCGTTTTCAGAAAGCGATACTGTCGCGCTACCTTCTTTTAACGTCTGTTTTAATGCCGTCTAAAATTCGTTCAGATATATTCATGGTTTATTCCAATCATTGTAGAAAAAAGGGGTGAGTTAAATCTCACCCCTTAAACCTAATTAAGCGGCGGCTGTACCTGTACTACGGTAACGAACACCTGCATTAGGGTCACGCACGCTTGTAGCCAAACGCTTTTCGCCAAAGAATGTAATGTAGCCTGGCAATGTTTGGTCATAACGGCGCATAACCATATTTAGACGGTCAACAATGCCATAGAANTTATCCCAATCGCCAAAATACATTGGATACTTGCTTACAGTACCCGCCGCGCCAGTTGCCGCTTGTGATGGGTTGTCTAGGTACTTATTAACAACNACATCAAAGCCTAATAGTTGACCAACAATACCATCGTTACGCGCNAAGCCATCTACATAGATTGGGCGACCTTGTGTATCAACCAAGCCGCGAATACCNTGCAACAAGATTGGGTTAATCATAAATTTAGCTGATTCTGTCCAATATTGTTGTGGCAAAGCATAGATAAAGTTAATAACGTCTTTATATGTAATGTTGTTTGCGCCAACAGTATTAGCGTTAGTTGTAAGCTGGTCATAAGTTGCAAGAGAATGTAAACCTGTTGCAGAACCAGTACCACTTGAACCAAACGCCGCTACAGAAGTAGTGCCACCAGCATAAGTTGAATTAGCACCGCCATATTGGTTTAGACCGCGCAAACCATCTGCACCGCCTGTTGCTACGGTTGTGCCACTACCTGTTTGGTCGTTATTTGTAACCATTGACTGTGCTTCTGTTTGTGCAAATTCAGCCAACATATCATCAACAACATTAGCTTCTAAACCGTCAATATCGTCAAGAGCCGCAGTACGGATTGGAAATTGTACGTTTAAATCCTTAAGAACAACTTGCCAGATAGATGTATCTTGAGTAGTTGCCGCGCCGTTATTTTGAATTGCATAACCCCATTGTGCGCCTGCGTTACCTGTTTTTACACGCCATTGATAGCTTGAGCCGTCAGTAGCAACAGTTCGTGCGATACCGCGTAATGGGTTTGCCAAACGCAAAGCAACAAACACAGGGTCATAAGCAGTACGACCACCTTGATTGTTACCGCCGCCTGTAAGTGCAGATGCTTCTTTCATGTACGCATCGTACTGACCTGCATCTTCAAACATTTTTAGTTCTTTTTCGCCGCGCCCGCTTTCTTGGTACGCCTTTAACTGCTCTTTAACCATTCGATTTACATCGCCACGAACAGTCTTTTCTAATTTTAGAATAGATGGCGCAGGGTTAATTTGTGAAACTTTTGCTTCAATAGCGGCTACTTTTTCCGCAAATTCCGCAGTTAGTTCCTCTTTAACAGCATTTACTTTAGCTTCGACAGCTTCTGTAACTTTGGCAATCTCGGCAATATTATTTGCTTCGATAGCGTCTAGTTTTTCAATTACTTTATCCATGATTTTATCCTTTAATACGTTTATTTAGTTTCTGCAATAATTCGCGCTGTTCTAAAGCGTCTAGTAATGCAGTGGCGGCAACCATTTCAGAATCACTCCGATTTGGATTGTTTTCAATAGGTTTAGCTTTTACAGCGTCACGCCGTGTATCCCAAACTTTCTTGAATTCAGAAACGGCTACCGCCGCGTTCTGTTTTGAAACTCCTGCGTCACGCAAGATATGTTCCAAATTTCTTGGTTCAAGAGAACCGTCATCTTTAATGCACGATTCTAGTTTATTTATGTTTGCCTCTAAATTATTGGGTTGCATAACAATAGATACTTCGCGCAACCCGCCTTTAGTAATCTGAAAATAACCTTCGTCTGCATCTTGCCCAATAGCTAACATATTGCCTTCGTTATCTACCATGCAATATTCGTCAGCGTATGCACCTACAGAAACGCCACCTACAAGGTTAGGTGATTCTTTCATAATAGTATATAAATCACGCCCTGCGGATGTATTCGTAAATAACCTGCCTTTGCCGTTCATTCCTTTTTCTGTAAATTCAAACTCTGTCCATTCGCCAACAGGCAATGATTCATCATCATGTTGAAAATACATAGGTAACGGTTTGCCTGTTTCCGCTAAAGCATTTGCCCATTCTTGAAATGGCTCTGGTTTATAAAAAAACCTCCGCCCGTCTGCGCCTTCACGCGCACCCCAAGTTGTCATACACGCTTCAATTAATCCTGAT